GGTTACGTCTTTGGTTCCCTGCGGACACAGGAAGCCACAACTTCGCCTTTGCCATGCCAGTCCTCCTAAAAATTAGTACTTGATTGCTAAGTCAATTAAAGCGTATTCAGTATCCGCAGCAGCAGCAAGAACTGTTCCCACCCTGCACTCTGCCGAGTTGTCAGAAGCAGACGGATCTACTGCACCGTCAGTAGAAGTATAAGCTTCATTACCAAGAACAAGAGTCCCGCCAGATAGTACGGCTGCTGGCCCTGCGGTTTGGTTCCAGAAGTATTCTCCCGATGCAATATCGTGAGTTGGTACTCCCAAAGCCGGGCCATCAATGTCCGATGCATCCCAAACTTCTACCGAATGTCCAACAGGCTTGTGAATACCTGCTTGTGAAGAAGTGGTTAGCGCAGTCTGAACCGAGTCATTGTCGTAAAAATCAATGGTCAAGGTTCCGCTTGCAGTTGCTGAACTGTGGTCTGCGATTGTAAAAATCTGACCTTCACCAGTTACATCATTAATAAAAACGTAGCCATCTACATAGTCACCGCGAGTACCAAAGTCACCTGTGTACTTACCGCTGCCAGTGATAGCAGTAGTAGAGTTGGTGAGTTTGATCTGGTTTGCGCCAGCAGCAGCAGCAGCAGCAACAGCTAGGTCTGTTAGATGCCCTGATGATGTTTGTGAACCCATCGTTACTTTACCAGCCGTAATAGCTTCGGCTGCGTAAGAGTAATAAAAGACCCGTCCGTCGTTATAAACCATCTTTGTGCCAAGACGATGCTTTTGCGTCGTAGTGGCGGTCTTGTCGTATCCGGGTGAACCAGATACTACAGTTGGAAATGCCATTTTCTATTCCTCAATACCTGTTTACAGGCTGTCTAATTATCCTGCGATAAACCGATAAGTTTTAAAAGGCTCGGTCTATCGTTACGCCTTTTTCGAGACTTCCGCTGTCACCCTTGACTCGTCAGGGGCGGATGCCCCCGATTCGGCAAACAGTTCCGGCGCGACCTCTTTTTTTTCAGGAGGACTCTTGCGGAAGCCTCGCTCTAAGTATACGTCTTCATATGAAACAGGAAGATTGGGACATTCAACCCATTCATCCGAATCAGCTTCATATTTCCAGTAAGAGCGTTTTGTAACGCCCCTTACAGTCATACTTTGTAAGCCAGATTTAACCACAAGAGCCTCCTGAAAAACTAACTATGCGCTAGTTGATGGGTTTCCGATTTCGTACTGGATTGCAGCACCACGGGTGTCATCAACTTCAAAGACTGCATAGTCTTCGGTAACGACTACTTCAAACGCTCGCAGGGAAATGTCCCGCTCACGCTCTTCTCGCCTTGCCCTTGCAGCAAGATGACCCATAGCTGTTTTGTCAGCGATAACTCCATAACCAGAGTTATCGGTTACAGTTTGAATGTTTCCATCCTCGAAGAACGGAACGCCTGAAAGCTTAATGCCTGTCCAGTAATCTTTTACTGCTGGCTTATTGAAAGCGTCAGGGAGCGGGTAGGTAGCAAGAGTGTTACCTACATCAGTTGCCAACTTCCAAAGAGCATTAGGGTGGTGTACGACAAAAATGTCGGAACCAAACTGATCTGCCTTTGCGGTAGCAATAACTGCCGATGCGTTAGCAAGGGTAAAGTTTGCGTTGTCAGCACCAAGTTTTGTTCCACCGTTTAGGGTTGGAAACAAAGCAATGATGTCTGTGTCCTTCTTGCGAGCCATTGCGTCACCCATCTGGCGACCAATGATCTTGAAGACATCTTCGTTGTTCTGCTGGAGAAGGGTGTCGGTAATAATTACCTTCAGTCCCACTTCAGCGGTAGTAGCGGTGACAGTTGAAACATCAATGTCCTCGCTATCGACCATATCGCGACCCTCTACAAGGTCTTCTGCATCCATCTGTGCAACCTTGGGGATTGTGAGTTGGTAGTCACCCTTCTTGAGATTGAACTTCTCAACAAGCCCCACCATAGGAGCGTTATGCTCTTCGGTGTATCGGGCAGCCGCGAGCATAATTCGCGACATGTTTTGTAGATTCCCAGTGGTACTGGTTTGTACAGTAGCCATTTCTTATACCTCAGTTGAAGATGGTAAGTCCTAACTTCTGAGAAGCAGAACGTGCCATTTCTGTACTTATCGCAGGATCACCTGCGTTATATCTGTCTAAAACGTCCTCAGCGTTGGTAGGTGCTACATCAGCAGCAGGAGTGGCTCCGCTCATCTGCTGTCCCGGGGTTACCTGCTGGACTGTCTTTTCCAGCTTCGTAATCCTTGACAGTGCCTTCGCGTGCCTCTCCATAGACTGCGGGTCAGGGAAGTCCTGCAACTCGGCATAAGGAACGCCGTACTGTGACGACAGTTCATATGCCTTGGCAAGCTGTGTACGCGAGTTTAACTCGGTTTCAACCTGCCTTTGCCGGACCGTTACCTGTTCCGCCTGAACTTTCGCAACATACGCTTCTTTGGCAAGAGCAGCCTGCTGACCGCCAATTTGCTGTGCGGTCGTATCGTCCAGACCCTGATTTATGTATCGCTGGGTCAGTTCCTGACCGTATGCAGCTACCTCTGCCTCTAAGTTGTTGACATTGGTTTTCTGTTCGGCTAAAGCCCGCGCCTGCTCTGACTGCTGAAGCTGCGTTTCCATCTCTGCTATCCGCTTATCGGTAGCAGACTGGTACTTGCGAAACTCCTGGTCTGACTGTGGTGTAGTTCCTTCCGTACTCTGAGGTTCGGTCTGAGAATCAGTCTGAGGTGCAACCCCGATAGGTGTGTCTGCCGTTTCCGACAAATCCTGTTCGACCTCCGGTTCAGCAACTGCTTCTACCGGAGTTTCGTCAGGACTCGGCGGAACATCGGTAACCTCTACCGCGGATTCCGTTCCTGCATCATTTCGCTCAGTAACCATATTTTGTTTTTCTCCAGAACATGACACCGTCAGATGGCATATCCCGCTTTCGGGGTTTCACAAATAATAAAGCATCTATTTGTTATTGTCATTCAGCCTGCTCCCACCATCTCTCCGGGATCTCGGGGACTGAAGGTACAACTAACGGCCTCTCAATCTTCGGTTGAGATGCCTGATATTGATTTCGCAAAACATTTATTTTCTGGAATAAAACTATATTGGTAACTTCTGTCTTCTGAAAATCAGGCGGCTTGTCGAAAGCTAATTGTTTTATTCTGTAGACAAGTTCATCATCGTTTCTTGCAAGGTAGTCGTTTAATTGTTTCTGCTGAGGCACTGTAAGAGAATTATAAATCGCCTTGTGTTCTGCCTTTATTGCATCCCAATCCAAACTACCTTCAAGCTGCTCTCCTCTCCACGGAGTACTCGGAACTCGTTCGTCCCTGAGAGGAATTACTACTTCGTGCTTCCTATAGACGCTATACCACACGTTTAGAATCTTATCGAACTCCGACTTAGGGTCATGAACAAACGGAAGATCAAACCCTAGATCTCTTTGTAACTGGTACTTACGTCCCTCTGCCGTATTATTTATATCGCTAACTGTATCTACGAACTCAAACAACCTGCTCCTGATAGATATTTTTCCGCCGTCTTCATCAACATACCTGCCAAGACGGGGATGCCCAAGCGTGTCAATCAGGTCGAAAATATCCCTGCCTAAAACAGCACGGGCCTGACTTTGTGCATCGCTCTGTATTCGCCGTCTTTCCGTTCTGGATCTTGCACCTTTATCCTCGAAGCCTTCTACATCTCGCATGGCGCGACTTCTTATCAGGTCAAACTCTCTGTACTGTGGGCCAAGCACCGGGTCCTTTTCCAGTTGAGATTTCGCAAGAGTATCTAAATCTCCAAAAGGTTTACCAAACTTCTTGTAAACGTCGTTCTTGAACTTTTTGTATCTCGGGGCAAAGTCTTCCCCGACTATAAAAGCCTCGTATCCAGACTGGCGAGAGTCAAGAATCATATAAAGTTCATGGCGCATCTGAGGGTCCATGTCCTCTTCCATGTCAAGCAGGTCCCTGAGTTCCGAATTGCTCAAGGGAGTCGAGTAAGCACCGTAACTTTCTCCAAGCATGTCGAGTACAGATATACCACCCGATACGATATCGCCTTCCTTAAAATCGTTGAACCCCGGACCTATATATTCCATTGATTCATCTAACGCAAAAGGCCTCATATTAGTAGCGACATGCCCCATCACTTGCCCCGCCTTATACCCAAGTGACGCTTTCGGATTGTAAATTGGTGTCCCGTCAAATTTTTTGTTTCGGGCAAAATCTAACATAAGACTTGCGCCTGGAGCATTTATTGCCCGCTTTGCAAGACTTGCTATTTCTCCCGTCTTAGGAGTGATAGCAGCAGATGCAACCAGATTTAGTAACCCGTGCAGTGGACCAAAGACTGACCTGTCACGACCGCCTAGGTTTCGTATTTTCACGAAGTTCGGATTTACATAAAGCTTTCCTTCACGGTTTTTTATATAAAGCCTGAAGTCTGTTTCTTCTCCTCTGGCTTCATTAGCCAACACAGTCAAGATTGTTCCCCATCCAAGCACCCGAAGAATAGCGCGACGGGCGTACCTGTCCTGCATAGTTGCAAACTTATTTATTTTTGGAACCCTGCCTCGCAGCTTGTTGCCTACTATCGGAACCATATCCAGAGGCGCATCAAGATCCATCCCTTTCATTGCACGGGCAACCGTAAGCATCCTTGCAAATAAAAACTTGGTGGAATAGAAAATCCAATTACCTAAAGCAAATCTTCCATTAACAAATCCCGAAGAGGCATTTACATGATTCGCCATACGGCGAAGATCTCCTGCCTGAATCAACTCGTCTATCGTTCGTCCTTTTGCAAGTTCTTCAAGTAAAAGTTCTTGCGCCCGTTCTATTCGAGCAACATCCCCTGCTACAGAAAAAGCCCGTGATGCTGCCTGGAAGAATCCACCTACAGGCTTGCGAACACCGGGAATGTTAAAGCCTGCTTCGAGTATGTCGGAAGAAACATCTATTGGTTTACCAGATTGGTGTAAGCCAAATCTTCCAGCCCACTCGTCTGTAGTAAAAGTCCCTCTGGCTTTTGCAGCATCATTAAATTCTGTTGCCCATGAAGCATAGACACCTTCGCCACCCCAAGCCTTCAGAGATTTAACTGAGGCTTTATGCCATACCTTTGGAGAATCATAACCGGTAATAAGCAACTGGATACCCATTGCGGAGTTATCAGCAGTTGCTGTTGTTGCCCGCATAATACCGTTTGTTCCCTGAAGTGCTTCTTTAGCATATTGGGCTTTATCTTTAACTGTTACTGCTACTTCTTTATTAATTAAATCATTCGCACGATTAGCAAAGATGTCTGCAAACGAAACGCCATGAAGTCGCGGGAACTGTTCTTCGCCGCCGATTTCCTTTCGACCAAGCCGCTTTGCAATAGTTTGCATTTCATAGTCATATACAGATTTATAGGCTTTAAGTTCTGCCAGGAGTATCTCAAGGGCTTCTTCAGCCTTATTAAGTTCTGCGCCTTTTAGCGTTCCGCGAAGAACAGTTCTTTTTTTACCGAAAAGCGTTACGAGTTGATCTATGTCATCTATGCCCGGATCTTCAATAAAGCGATCCATTTCTTTAAGGGCTTTCTGGTTTTTCTGCTTAACAAGACCTTTCAATCGTGTAGAAGCTGCTCTCAATTTCGCCATTTGCTGAAAGACTTCTGGACTTTCTTCAATTACCAGTTCTTTTGCAGTACGACCTATCCTTATTCCGTCTTCATTCCTTATCGCCCTCATAGCTGCTGCAAAGAAATTATCTCCAACAGTTTGACCGGTGCTTTTTACAAGGGCATCAATCGCTTTTGGAAACGTAGAATATTCTGAGCCGTTAAGAATTGCTTCTGCCATCGAAGGATGTTCAGCAGCTTTTACTTGAGATTGTGGGACACCCAGCCTTTTTACAACGATGGTTCCTGAGTCAAGATCGTCTAGCTGTATGTTTCCGCGGGGAACATAGAACCCACCATCAATAATGTCTGGACGGAGTCCAAGTTCTCGCCCGGACTCCTCTAAAACTTTCTTATGTGGAGCAGTTATTTTTCTGAGTTCTTCGAGGGCTTGGATCTGCTCTCGATTCAGATGCGGGAGAAACCTGGGTAACCGCGCGGCAACATCCTGAATTGTGGGTGCTGCGCCTCGCAGGGACGCATCAATGTTTATCAGGCTTTGGATCTGGCCGTTCTTATCGGGCTTAAAGGCACGTTTTACTTTTGGTGCAATCCTTAGAGCCTGAGAAGCGGCAAGTTTCTCTGCGTTATTTATAACTCTTGTGCGAAGGTTCCACAATGCATCCACAACGTCAACATGCACAAGACCCTTTGCCCGTACAAGTCCCGCAAGAGATGAAGCAAGTCTTTCTATACGACTCAATCCTAAATCAACAGTTTCCTCCAGCCCGAACATGCGGGACTCTTCTCCAAGTCCAAGCTGGCTTACATCTAACTTTGTACTGTCATATGTATTGTCTAATGCTTTAGCTGCATCTTCTTCAGGTAAGCCTGCAAGAGCGGACGTAAGTTCATCTATAC